ACGAGGTACTCTCCAGGAGGAACTTTGTAATGACATTGCTAGGGAAATCTCAAAAGCAACAGGTGCAAACGATTTAGGTGTGTATGTTCAAATGACACATGGATGCTGTGAGAATCGCGGCATTATGGCGCATAGCTCACTGACACAGACAACAGTACTCAAGGGTGCATTTAAAGATGATGCAGGTACAAAGAAAGAGTTTTTCGATAATATTAAAATGCAACAAGAATTTGCACCGAGGTAATACATATGGCACGTACAAAAAAGACAACCGTTATTGAATCTGCTGAAGTAGCAGAAGCTGTTGAAACTAAATCAAGTTTCTTTGATAAGTATCCGCTTGTTCCAAAAAAACGAACAAAGAAAGTAGTCGAAGTTTGGCCTAAAGTAGTTGTCGGTAGTCACTTAACTGTTACAACTCACGAAGATGGTCGAACAGAATTAAAATGGGATGACGAAGCTTTACTCAAAGATGTAAGAGCTGCTCTACTAAAAGCAGAAAGTGTTCTCACTGTGGCTGAAACCAAACCTAAAAAAACAAAATCTAAAAAGGTAATTTAATGAAAAAAGGTAAACTCAATATCCCAAGTCGTCAGCAAGTGGCGCAACGACCTGCTCCTGTTGCAAATGCGGCTCAGCAGGTATTGCAACGTCCGGGCGGTCGTCCACCAAGTATTATGGTTGCAGTGCCAGCAATGGAAATGGTTAATGCTGAATTCGCACAGCATTTGGCTATGGCATGTGCTAATCTAGTTGCTAACGGCGTCAAGATTAATTGTGCATTTAACATTGGATCAGTGATCACTATTGCTCGTCGTAACTTAGTTGACATCTTCCTAAAGAGTGATTTTGATTACATTTGGTGGGTTGATAGCGACATGAAATTCCCCATCGATGCTCCTATGCGACTGTTAGCCCGTAATAAAGAAATTGTTGGTGCGAACTATCGCCGACGCCGTTTCCCAAATCCTAACTTTACAGGTATGATGGGATCAAGCGGTAAGTTCACAGAATTCCAAACTACAGACAACTCTCCAGCAATGGAATTGATTGATGTATTGCCACATGGCATGGTATTGTGTAAACGTGAAGTTTACGAAAAAGTTCCTCAACCGCACTACCTACAAGAGTATGTTCCACATTTGAATCTTGAAATTGGTGAGGATATCTATTTCTGTCAACAAGCACAGAAAGCTGGATACGAAATCTGGTGCGATCAAGAATTGAGTAGAGAAGTAAGTCATATTGGTATTTTCCACTTTAACTACAATCTATCAGTTCCAAAATAAACGAAAGGGAACCCATGTTGTTCGAAAGCATAGAAATTCGTAAGGTCAAGAATGGCGTTATTGTCACTCTTAGATCTGAAGAAGACGAAGACCAAGAATACGTTTACGACCGAGATAGTAAAGCTATCAAATTCGTAAAGGATCTTCTTGAAACACAAGGTAAGGAAAAGGCTCCGGCCTAATATATTATGACAGTCAAGAAACTATATAACATAGGCGACACCGTTTGGATCTACGGTGTTAGCAATGGTAAATCTACAGAAGGTAAGGTTGTTCAAACTTTTGCCGTTGATCAAGAAGGTTGGGATCCAGATATGGTTCATTATGTTATAGCAGTTCCGACTGAAATCGAATACTTGCTTGAAGTAAGAACATGGGAAACTATTAGCCAAACTAAGGACGGGCATGTCGGTAGTTTGCGTGAAGTATTTAAAGATCCAGATGCTGGTATTAGGCTTATGCGTAGGACTGGTGTTGATCTAACTAGCGAAGGTGACTTTGATCAACATGATGAGGACGATGACATCAGTCCCGATGCTATTCATGCCGCATTGGAAAAATCTAAAAAAGATTCCAGTCATCAGCCTTTAGTTATTAAAGAACCCAAGGCACGTCGACGATATCCAAGCCGTAAGAAAAAGACTAATGCAAACTGATTTTGGTCCATTAGAACGAGCTGTGAAAGTTTGGATGGACGAAATAGATACTTCAATGGTTAAGCCAACTTTACATAAAGCATTTAATGGTCATTGGACTTTACAACTTGTTGACGTGGAAGATGAATATCCTGTTGCTACCTTTGCTAATATACCCTCTAATAAGTTAGATCGTGCAGTTGAGTGGACCACTGAGCGTTTAGAAAGTTGGGATAACTGCCGACGTATGTCTTGGGATATGTGGGATTTTAAACATCGAAAAGATGCAGAAAAGTTTATTACCTTATTTCATTTATCATGGCATCAGTGAGATTCAAAGTTGAAAACAATGTTGTGAAAGAAATTCATAAGGTTGTTGTATATCGTTTCTATTTGAGCGATGTAGAGGATCCGGACTTGTATGCCGCGCAACCGATGTGGGATTGGAAACAAAGTGAACAGGGTAAGTTTGTTATGGAACATGCCGTAGGTGAACCCGAATGGCACAGACAAATAAGTTACGAAACATTTGGTTATCGATATGCTATAACAGCAGAACTTGAAGCAAAGAAACTAAGTGAATTTTATTTGAGATGGGGCAAAGATGGAAGTAACACGAGTCAGTAGCAAGTGTATTGTCAAACAAGAAAAGACCAGTAAAACAGTAGAAGCAGAAGTACTCAACTTCAACGAAAAACGAAATCTCACTGTGGTACTGAACAAATCAGTAAAATTAAATATGTCGTGGAATGGTAGACTCTACGAAGGCCGTATGGCTGGAATTGACTTTACCACAGAAGGGCCAACAATAACAACATCAAAGACAGGAAGATAAAAAAATGAACCCGTTCAAGGATCAATATAAGTTTATGAAGGCTTGCGACCAAAGTGTTGACAAGTTTAATAGTTCGCAGTATAATATGTACGTAACTTTAATCGATGAAGAACGTGAAGAACTCGAACAAGCCATTAATAATGGCGATCAAGTCGAACAACTAGATGCCTTAATCGATATACTAGTTGTCACAATCGGCGCTATTCATTCAGCAGGATTTGATGCTGAAGGTGCTTGGAAAGAAGTTATGGCTACCAATTTTGCCAAAATCGATAAAGAAACAGGCAAAGTTCGTAAGCGTGAAGATGGAAAAGTGTTAAAACCTTTAGGTTGGACTCCTCCTAATCTAAAACCCTTTATTGGAAAATAAAATGAGAAGTAATTATTGGTCCTGTTCAAAGTTTGCAGATTACATTCGCGGAACTCCTAAACTCGGTATGGGTACCAGTGAAGAATGGGATGAGTGGAATACTCGTGCCAAAATGCAACACAGCTTTCGCTATTGGTTAGCTGAAGATGCATTAGACGCTATCCAAAATTTTATTCATTATCCTACGGACAAATTAAATGATGTCAGATATTACATTAATAATCGTTGGGTCTCTCGTAGTCATCAGCTTACAGCAAATCCTCAAGATATTAAACCTGGACAATGGAAAGACGTTGGAAATCGGTTCCTTCCTTGTTTGTTTAATGAGCTTGTGGATTTTGTTGAAATAGAAACTGCTTGGCATCATTGTGCTTGGGATAATGAGGCTCGTAAGAAATATGCAGTTCCATGGTATCGTAGCGGCTGGTTGCGCTGGCGCACTTGGCGTTGCGCCGAAGCCGGACTTGCTCACTTAGATTGGGCTGCTGGACTCACTAACCGAGATTTTATTGAAGAAGGTGAGAAGGAAGAGCCTACACAGCAAGCACTGTCTGCTCGAGAAATCAAAGAGCTGTATCTATGGTGGACTACTACATATCGTAATCGCCCTGACCCCTACGATGCTAGCGGTTGGACTGCCTATTGCGAACTAAGTCGTTTGCAAAACGGCGGCAAGTTAAGTTGGGATGGCACAAAAGATTCACCCGAGTTAGCTCGAGCAAGTGATTTGGCCCATAATGAACTGCGTAGACTTGAAGCAGAATACGAAGCAGAGGATGAAGAAATGATGATAAGATTGATACGTGTTAGACACGGTCTTTGGACTTAACTTTATAAGGTCCTCGTTTTTTACCTAATTTAGAATTTCTCATTTTAGTTTTTGTTTCATCAGATGCAGTAGTTCCTGTGCGAGATTTGCTAATTTTTTCTCTCACTTCCTGGCGTGTTGCAGGATTAGCATCTCCAGTAAGTCCAGGTTTTCCGGTCATGACAGTCGATTGTTTTTGTTTTTGTTCTTGTGTTTTTGGAATACCTTTTAATTTATTTTTGTGATCTACACTGAAAGTTCTGCCTGGAACAAACCCCGACGGAGCAGTTAATGTAAATTTATTATCAGTACCGTTAGTATACCAAGTTTTTCCAACAGATCCTTTATTATTTTTAGAAAATTGTTTTTTTAGATTTTCATAAACCGTAGAAGATTTTAGACGATAGCGGTTAGATGTTTTATTAGGAATCATCATTTGAAAAGCATAAATTGTTTTTGGATCGTTTATAATTTTAGTTAATAACCAATGACATATGAAGTGTTCTCGGGCTGTAAGTTTTACCAAATTATCTTTATTTTTAGAATACTCCGGATATAAAGATTTTGGTAATATATGATGTTTTTCGGTATATACAAAAGTTGGTAAATTTCTTAATAAAGCACGTTGACAGATGTTGCTGTACCAAGTATAATATTTGTTATTAGTTGTTTTTAATTTTTCAATAAAGGTATTCATAGTGTTATTTATACAATTTAGAATGATGATTCGTCTTATCAAAATCCGTGATTCACTTTGGACTTGATTTATGACCGTTAATAAAAGCCCCGAACGTAACACCTTTCAAAAGGAAGGCTATCTCAGACGATGTAAAGAAACAGGTCAAGAACCTAGCGAAGATTATCTTGAGATGTTCAAAACTTGGCGAGAACAGGATGAGGCTAATCTTAAAAATCCTGAGTGGCAAAAAGACAATTTGGAGTATGATCTTCGTAGTACTAAATGGATCTGTGATAAGGTCAAGGCGTCGGATAGTTATGCTCAAAACCTGTATGCGGCCATGTGTAATATGCAGTTCCAAAAGTTGGATGTTATGCCTATACTAAAGGATCAGCGTTGGTCATGCTCTTGGCGTAGTGCCGGCGGCATCATTGCCGATATGCGTGAAAAAGGTGATTACATTGATTGGTATTGTAGCGGCTCAGGGGGATTTGCTTCTCACGAGTTAGATGAGAACGATCAATATATGGAAAAAATGAAATATGTTCCCGAGGGTCAAGTTACTGATGAGATCAAAGAAGATCTAAAGAAATTAGGTTGGATATCTGTTGAATGGGAAGATTCAGAGTAATATAATCACTCCAATAATCTGAATTCATTTCTGTAATACATATATCAAACGCTTCGGGTGGTACAAATAACTTGTTTGTATCCTCGAAGCGTCCTTGTTGTATGGTGTCCATCCAGACGGTATAATGTGCATCAAAATTGTTACGCATTTCAGGCAATGGGCAAACAAAATCAGCAATGGCATAATCAGCAGTACTAGCATCGCATAACTCACGCATACGTAGGCTTTGCCGAATACGCCCTTCCTTACTAAAATCCCAATCATTAAACTGATTGCGAACAGCATCAGCATTAAAATGATCTGCTCCAAGTTTTTCTGCTAACAACGAAGCAATAGTAGTTTTACCAGAGCCAGGTAATCCCATAATCAATATTCTTTTAGCCATTTAGTCGTTCCTCTCTGGTAGGCTGACAACCTGCAAGTATTACTTCATCTAACCAATGTGTATCTATTGCAGATACATACTTATGATTAGCATCATCAGTAATAAATTTCATAATATCAGGATTGTCATAGGCAATGGGGAAATTTAATATTTTACTAACCCATTTTAAATAGTGAGTTGTATGAAGGAAGAAAGCTTCATGATCTAAAAAATGAACAGGAAATTCACTAGGCAATAAAGTTTCATAGTAGTATTTTTGTGCTATAGGGGTTGTATGTTCTTTACGAACACGCAACTGCTGGACCCGATTTATATTTTGATCGCGAACTACGATAGCAATCTCCACGTTAACTCCAAAACTTTTAGCACGTTCTGCAACTTCTAAAATTTTAGGTACATACCTTGTACCATTAAAAAAGAACGGACAACTGACGTTGGCAAAATAATAATCTTTACCTTCAAATACGTCCTCAGTTAATAGTTCAGGATTAACCCAATACTCGGCAAAAGGTTCCTGATCACTAGGTACCCAATAGTTGTTTAACATGTCAGTCCACCCTTCCACATCAGGATGAAGGCTTAGTAAACGGCTGAATATATGATTGCCAGATCCCTGTGGACCTGTTACTATTAAAAGTTTTTTCATTGAGGATTTGTCTTAGCTAACTCTTTCAAATAGTCGTCAGTCTTATCTGTCATAACACCGGTAATTTGTAATGTTACTCTAGGATGGAATCCGGCGTTGGCCGTGCTATGAGGAACGTTACGCCAATCAAATGTAGTAACATCTCCGGCCTTCCAGTTACGATGAACAAAATTGCCATATTCCCAAAACTGTCCAGGTTGCCAATCGGTTAAGGCGATAAAAACTCGTAGTACTCTTTCTGGTTTTTCCGGAAACCATTTGTACAATTTATCAATATGTAAATGCCATAGTTGTCCTGGACGCTGTACATGAATACGATTCATACAATCTTGTAATCCAAAATTATCACTGATAGCCTGCAACTTAGGGCCAAGTTGCCAAGCAAGATCAGTAATGATTACTTTGGGATCAATACCAACTCTTTCCAAATCATATTCTTCATCTTCTAGTTCTGGTTTAGGCACAAACACGCCTTCTCCCTTAAACCCGCGTGTTTCCCAGTTAGCTGGTTTACTTTCTGTAAGTATCTGTTCTAACTCGTCATCCCAGTTAGGTGCTATTTTACCTAGTTGAATAACGGTGTCCCATCTAGGATCAATGGTATCATTATCAAAATGATACTGACTTATTTCACGTAGTTTATCAAAACTGCTCTTTTTCATATTACCTTTACCTTTATATCGTTAGCCGGATAATTTTGGAAATATTCAACCGGGGGAATAGTAATATTTAATGCTTTGCTTAAATGCTGATTTGTATCTACATCAATGCCTTTAAAAGTGTTCCAAGCCTGTAATATATCTCGATTTTGATCTTGAATAATACCTGCCATGGTTTTTAAATTTTTGTAATAACCTACATAACTAGGATATGTGATATCAAAATGACCGCATTTTACCCACCAGCCCAAGCAAGCATCATTACCACGATGTACTAGTACAACAGGACAATCGGGCCAAGTTTTCTTTAGATAGTCTATTTGATGGGCAAATACATGACTTTTAACAATGCGTATTCCATTCCCGTCGAATGGTTTATCAAATTCTTTTTCGCATTGCTCTTTAGTAAAATCTTGTAACCTATCAAAGAATCCACCAAACTCCATTCCTGGGTCGTAATAGGCCCCAAGGTGCATCAAATCCATAGTACCTGACGCATCGTGATAATAGGTACGAATATCAGTATAGTCACTTCGATCAATATCGGAGCTATAATAAATGTTTTTAACAACACTACTCCATTTACTTCCAGGTGCACCAGCTACAAATATATATTTCATTTTGCAATACTCGCAATATTGTCTTTATATATAGCATTTTGTTTAAACACCGTGCTGTTCCACCATACTAGATTCTTTAATGCTTTCTTAGTAGTCAATGCTTCTAAGTGCTTCATAGCATCATTAACTTGTGTACCAACTAGGAATTCATATTTACCGTTGTCCTTTTCAATAACTGCCATTGACTCTGTGTCAGCTAACATCTCTTTTAATGCTTGGCGCAGTTTGTCACGATTAGGGTTACCTTTGTTAACCCATAAACTTTTTTGTAATACATCGCGCCAGTTCTTTACTAACATATAGGTGTCATACAAATC